TGAATTTACAGGCGGCACACTAGTTGGTATCATTGGTGTAGATAGTACTAAAACATATAAGCCAGTAGCACTTAACATTGCTCCACACACATTGCCACCAGAATATAAAAGATCTGGATCAACTGATTTAGGCAATCCAACTGGATCGCTATGGGTTAAAACTACACAGCCAAATTTAGGTGCTCGTTGGAGACTATTTAAATTTAATGGCGAAACACTATTATGGGACAACATTGATGCTCCAATTTATGCAAACGGACATGCAGCACTAGAAAAACTAGACAAAGCAGGCGGCGGCGTAAATTTAGCAACAGGCTCAGCGTATGTTAAGTATAATGTAGGCGAAGGCGATCTTGTAGGTGATTTTAAAATCTTTAGACGTGTATCAGCAGGCGAAACTACTATTACGTCAAAAATTATTACAGCTTCTGGAACTGGTACAGTTACAGCAGGCGATTACACACTTACTATTCAAGAAAGTGTCCAGGGAGATGCAGATTTAAGTGCCGGAACAGGCGTTCCTGTATTGGGCATTTTGGGTAATAGTGCAGGCGATGCAGATACTATTGCTGGAGCAATTAACACTGCAGGTCTTGTTAACGTAAGTGCGTCGGTTGATGGTAATAACAGAGTTATTATTAAACATAAATTAGGCGGCGAAATACGTATTGCTGATCCAGACGGATTGCTTGCAGCTATGGGAATGTCTGCTTATGTAAGTGCAACAACAGGAACACCGAACTTGTATACGGCACCAGCAGGCGATACAGCAAATGATTACTTAGTAAGTCTTTGGAAAGCAACAGACGCAATAGGCGGAGCATTTGCTATACCTTCAGATGACGCACCGACAGCATTAACTGACGATGGCGCATTGTGGTATAATTCAATTGTAGACGAAGCTGACATTATGATTCACAATGGTGATACATGGGTTGGTTATCAATATGATGGCATATCTGGAATATCAGGTTTTGCTTCACCGTACTTTGATGCCGACGACACTAAGAAAACAGATCCAAATGGACCAATTGTTTCAGCTAGTGAACCAGAACTACAGTCAGACGGAACTGCACTAGTAACTGGAGATATTTGGATTGATACAGCAGACTTGTTGAATTATCCAACAATTTACAAGTACAACGATCAAACCAAAAAGTGGACATTAGTTGACAACGGTGACCAAACTACTGAAGATGGTATTTTGTTTGCTGATGCACGTTATAACACACAGGGATCAAACAGTGACGAAGCAGGTGACATTACAGCACTACTAGCTAGTGATTATTTAGACCCAGACGCTCCTGATCCGGCACTATATCCAAAAGGTATGTTGTTATTCAACTTACGTAGAAGCGGATTTAATGTTAAGAAATTTGTACGCAACTACATTGACGTCAATGGCGACAACGGGCGTTACGGCGACGAAGCAATGAATGACGTTACTCCTTACTATCCACACCGTTGGGTAACTGAGTCAGGTAACCAAGCAGATGGTTCAGGCAGCTTTGGTCAAGTAGCACAGCGTAAAGTTGTTGTACAAAGTCTTCAAGCAATGCTTAATAGTAACCAAGATATTCGTGATGACGAAGCAAGACTATTTAATATGATGGCTTGCCCAGGTTATCCAGAACTAATTGGCGAAATGATCACACTAAATTATGACAGAGGTCTGAGTGCATTTATTGTTGGTGACTCGCCAGCAAGATTAACACCAGATGCTACTTCGTTAAACGAATGGGGAACAAACGTTAACCTTGCAGTTGAAGATAACGAAAAAGGTCTAGTTTCAATGGACGAGTACATGGGTGTATTTTATCCATGGGGCTTTACAAGCGATAACTTTGGAAATAACGTAGTTGTTCCGCCAAGTCATATGATGCTAAGAACAATGGCATTAAGTGATCAGGTTAGCTATCCTTGGTTTGCACCAGCAGGTACAAGACGCGGTGGTATTACTAATGCTACAGCAACAGGATACATTGATGCTGAAGGCGAATTTAAGAGTATTGCACTAAACGAAGGACAGCGTGATACGTTAGCTGGAATTAGTGTTAACCCAATTACATTTATTACAGGATCTGGATTAGTTAACTTTGGACAAAAGACTAGAGCAAGAAATGCAAGTTCTTTAGACAGAATTAACGTAGCACGTTTGGTTATCTACTTACGTAGTCAACTTAACAAACTTGCTAAACCATATATCTTTGAACCAAATGATAAAATCACACGTGATGAAATCAAACAGGCTGCAGAAAGTTTAATGCTAGAGCTTGTAGGACAAAGAGCATTATATGATTATCTAGTTGTATGTGACGAGTCTAATAATACTCCGAGCAGAATTGATAGAAATGAACTATACTTAGATATTGCTATTGAACCTGTTAAGGCTGTGGAATTTATTTACATTCCACTAAGATTAAAGAATACAGGGGAAATATCAGGACTATAAAATAAGGGTCCCCGCAAGGGGACCTATTATGGCTAAATAGTTTATATAGGAGAACATAATGGCAATTTCAACACTCTCGAAAATTTCAGTACCGCTAGCGAGCGATAACAGTGCATCAAGTCAAGGCTTGTTAATGCCAAAGTTACAGTACCGCTTTAGAGTGACACTGGAAAACTTTGGTGTATCGACACCGACAACAGAACTAACAAAACAAGTAATGGATGTAACTCGCCCAGTAGTAAACTTTGAGGAAATTGAGATTCCTGTTTACAACTCACGTGCATACCTAGCAGGTAAGCACGCCTGGGATCCAATTACATTGAACTTACGTGAAGATGTTAACAACAATGTACAGAAGCTAGTTGGAGAACAACTACAGAAACAGTTTGACTTCTTTGAGCAATCAAGTGCAGCTTCTGGTATTGATTACAAATTTACAACACGCATTGAGATTTTAGACGGCGGCAACGGCGCTAACACACCAAATGTATTAGAAACATTTGAGTTATACGGTTGCTTTGTGCAAAATGCTAACTATAATAGTTTAGCATATGCAACAAACGATCCGGTTTCAATTACACTAGCTATTCGTTATGATAACGCTATCCAATCACCACAAGGTACAGGTATTGGTACAGCAGTTGGACGTACAGTTAATAGTCTAGTAACAGGTGGCGGCGGCGCAACCTAAACAAGTGTTTAAATTTGCCAAGACATGGAAAGGGTACTCTTAGAGTACCCTTTTTCATTATATACGCACTTAATTAATAAAGATAAATATTAGTATGGCAAACTTTTTAAATGGATTCTTAGACGGACTATTAGGCGGCGCAGGTAACCCAAAAGGAAACCTCGGTGACTATCAACATGCTGCACGACTATACACAGACGATGCACTACGTCTAGCCCCTAAAACAAAATTTCTATATCATGTAGTTTTTGAATTAGGCTTCGGTGTAACTAAAACACTACCTCAATTAGACGCTCGACATAAAAACGAAATTAATATGTTAGTCAAGTCAGTTGATCTTCCGAAGTACACAATTTCAACTGAAACTAGAAATATGTACAATAGAAAAAAGAATGTACAAACAGGAATACAGTACGATCCAATTAACATTAACTTTCACGATGATAATTTAGGTATTACTTCAACATTGATGGAAGCATACTATAGATATTATTATCAAGACGGCAACCATGCTACTGACGGTGTGTCTGGTGCGTACAATCCACGAAATACATACAAAGGCGGCGAATATGTAAAATACCGTTACGGGTTTGATAATGATAGTACAGAACCTTTCTTTAAAAAGATAACAATATATCAAATGGCTCGTAAAGAGTATATTAGCTTTACATTAGTTAATCCGTTAGTTACTACATTTTCACATGATAGTTTAGATCAAGGAGATGCTAGTGGCCTAATGGCAAATCAGATGACAGTAAGCTACGAAGCTGTGTTTTACGGTAGAGGGCCTACTAACGGCGGATCAATTCCAGGATTTGCACAAGAGCACTATGATAATACTCCGTCTCCTTTAGGATTACAAGGCGGCGGCACAGAAAGTTTATTTGGTGTTGGTGGAGTATCATCAGGCATTTCGGGTGTACTAGGTGACCTAGCAAATGGCGAAGCATCATTGGGTACATTACTTACAGCAGCTAATACATATAAAAATGCTAAGAATTTAACTAAAGAAGGACTTCGTGAAGAAGGCTTAAATATTTTAGGTAATGTATTAGGAAACATTGGAAACAATGCTAATGTTAGCGGAGTACCTAATTCTACGTTTCCAAAGTCAAACGGAAACGGCGGCGCCGGAAATACAGTACCATCAACAGGTGGTACAGTAAATACTTCGTCACCCGGCTATGCAGCAAAAGTAGCGCAAGCACAACAGAATAATAGATAGGACTTTTTATGGCGTCTAATTTACCTATAACACAAAACAAAGATAATGAAGTTAAAACTTTTTTTGATAGATACTTTACAGAAACAATAAGCTATCCTGCTAACGAAGTTGATGCTGTAGTTGCATTTTTTACAAAAAGAGGATTTGATCAAGAATCGGCAATTGCTGTATCAGTAGTATTATTACAACAAGCAAAAATAGATAATGTAAAAATATTCAAGTTATTAGATACATTAAAAGGTTTAAATGATATCGAAATTAGTTCTGTAGTAGCAGAAATACTTAACTACAATAGAAGTAAAGTTAGCACACTAGGTTATAAAACTGAAAATCCTGTTGCGTCATCGGAAAAACGAAACATTTTGGTGTAACCAATGGGACGTTTTGCTCAAGGCAAATTTACACTAAAAAATCCCGACAAGTATGTAGGTAACAAGACTCCTACATATAGAAGTAGTTGGGAATTTGCTTTTATGAAATTTTGTGACGAACACCCTAGTGTTAATAAGTGGGCAAGCGAAGCAATACGTATACCTTACAGAAATCCGTTGAGCGGCAAACAAACAATATATGTTCCTGACTTTTTTATTGCTTATAGTGATGCTAAAGGAAAACAGCGAGTTGAACTTATAGAAGTTAAACCTGAAAATCAAACAGTAAAAGAAAAGCTAGGCCGTAGTAGGCATAATCAGGCACACTGGATTGTTAATCAAGCAAAATGGGAAGCAGCTAATGCTTATTGTAAACAAAAAGGAATTAAGTTTCGAATTGTTACAGAGCAAGATATATTCCATACTGGTAAACGTGGATAAATAATATTAGCATATAATGGAAGTATTATGACTAAAAAATTAGAAGAATTATTAAACTTACCAGATTCAAAAGAAGTTATTGA